TATCTATATATAATATATCTATATATAATATATCTTTATAGTAATTATAATACATTGATTATCAATAAGTTATAATACATATTATGTATCATGCTGAATACCTAATTCCTCATCAGTATGCAAATTAAGTGGCAAAAATGACTACCTTTGTGCACGAAAGTTGTTCCATCTATGGAATACATTTCGCTAATTTCCTAGAGTAATATATTTTTATGTTGAACTTAATACTATTATTGTTATGACTTTTAAAGAAGATTTTAAACCTAGTCGAGTTTATAATAAACTTGTTATTGATGCTATTAATAAAGATATAGCTAATGATAGAAGTATTATTATACCTAATACTTTTGATATTGATATTAAAAATAATAATAAAAAATATCTATGTGATACTGGACGTATGGAATGTTTTGATACAGGTAAAATTATTAAAAGATATTATTCTAATGTTGGTATTAATGCTTGGAGAGAAATAGTTGAATTAAGAAGTATAATTCTTCATGAACTTTTTTATTTTATTAATTATACTATTTGTTTTAATTCTAATGTTGTTAAAATTAGTAAGGATTTATTTGATGCTGTTTGTAGAAATGGAATTAGAAGTGGATGTAATAAACGAGATTTTGCTAATGCTATTGTTACATTAGAAAAACTTAATATTATTCGTAGAACAGATAAACGTAGTATGTTTGAAGTTAATCCTAGAGTTATATTTAAAGGTGATATTAATAAATTTCATGAAATTATTACTAAAGGTAAACTTGATGATTCTAAAATAAAACTTGATAATAATGTTAATTATATAGATAGAATAGGATTAGTTAAAGATGATAATTGTATTATAATTAAAAATAAACAAGTATATAAAAGTGAACTTGATTATTTATATGATGATAATGAGAATAATGTAGATAAAGCAAATAATGAAAATAATGAAACTGAAATAATTGAAGCAGAAGAAGTTGATGCTAGTAAAATTGATTGGGATTGGTAATGATGAAAGTAAAAGAATTAATAATGATGATAAAGATGAAAATGATAGTATTGAAAAAGAAGGTTATAAATATAATGAAGATAAATGTAATAATAAGGATAATGACGATGATGATAGTGATAATGATGATGATTGAAAAATTGAATGTATTGATGTGATAGTGAGGCTAGTGAGTATAAACCCCCGGGTCATGTTAAACTTGATTGACTATCCTAGCCTAAAGTTGATAGAGTTAATGATAATAATAGTGAAAATAATAATGAATAATATAGTAAAGATAATGGTAATTAAGTGATGATAAAAGATGATAAAAGTAATGAAGATAAAAGTAATAGAGAAGATAAAAGTAATGGAGATGATAAAAGTAATGGAGATAAAAGTAATGAAGATGATAAATAATGAAAATAAAAATAATGAAAATAAAAGTAATGAAGATAAAAGTAATAAAAGTAATGAAAATAAAAGTAATAAAGATAAAAGTAATGAAGATGATAAATAAAAATAATGAAAATAAAAGTAATAGAGATGATAAATAAAAATTAAATGTATTAGTGTTTTGATGAGGCTAGTGAGTATAAGGGGTGGGTCATTAAACTTGTCTTGGATACCCCCGTCAAGTTCTAGGAGAAAGTAAAGTTCTCGCTCTCATTATCAACATTAAATACATTGAGATTATTCATTTCATTACATTATTAACTATTAATACCAATCATTATGAAAATAAACAAACCATTGTTGATAGTTGCGATCATACTGATGACGCTAGCTATCATACTAGCATTGCAAGTAGAGCCAACTATTGATGAACAGATTGCTGCTATTGTATTTGGAATACTATCAGCTGTTGTTAGTTATCTTAGTAGAGAGTAATCTCTACTATATAATGTTGCTCATTATCAACGTTAAATACTTTGCAGTTGAAACGAAAACAACTGTCAGTAATGCTACTGATTAGCGTAATTAAATACTTAATAGTCATGCCAGATGTTAAAGATTTAGCACAAGCTGCACAGAGTGCTGCTGCTGCTCCTGAGAGTGTTAATGTAGTTGAACCAACTACTAGTGTTAACCAACCTGTTCAACCTACTGTTGATACAGATAACCAACCTGTTCAACCTACTGTTGATACAGATAACCAAAGTTCTACGCAAGTGGAAACCATTGATGATATTGTTAAACGCATCTGTACTGATGGTCATAGTTATGTAATGACTACTGTTATTACTAATATTGATTGTCAAGAACGTACAGGTCGTAATGGCAAGTCTTATCTCAATGCGTTTGTTACTATTGCTAGTCCTGTTAAATGTGCTCAAAGTATGCCTGATGGTACACATCGAATGGGTATGCTTGGCGCTATTCAGATACCATTTGACCAGATAATGCTTGTAATGCGCAAAGACAAGTTCTACGGTAGATTTGTCAACTATGTTGGTGAAGTTGCTGAGGCTGGTTTTGCTAGTATGTATCTGACTGGTGCTGCTGTCAAAGTTCTTTGCCAGTTTGTACCTGCTGGTGTACAAGGACGTAACCCATTTACTCGTAAAGATAATCTTTACAATGTTGTGGATTATGATAGATATGCATATCATATTGTAGGTATCGAACAGCCTGCTGACCCTGTTCTTGTTAGTGCATATAATGTACTTATTAAGCAGATTATGGAGGACGCTCGTGCTGCCATTGCTGCCAAACGTGAGGCTAAAGCTAAAGCGGCTAGTTTTGTTGCTACTGCAATGAGTGATGACGATATGCCATTCTAATGAACATGGTGCTACTGACCTTAGGATTGGTAGCACTGATGTTATCAACAATAGTTTTGCTGATGCTGTTGCTAGTGTTCAACCTCGAAATGCTCATTATCAACATTAAATAGATTGCAGCAAACGAACTTAACAGTCTGATAAGACTTATCAATCAAGACCTAGCTATAAGTTCTGATAAGTCTTGTCCTAATATTAATCATTATGAAAGTACATCGTATTATTACTACTATTGAAGTTGAGAATGATAATTCTATAACTTCTATTGAACTTACTAAACTTTATCCTGCTAGTGATTGTATTCTTCTTGCTATTACTGATATGACTACTAATGGTAATGCTAATGATATTAATAAAGTGTATGCCGTTGTTGATAAACTTAGAATTGTTATTAATGGTGAATTAAAAAGTATCGCTCGTTGTATTAATACTGCTCTAACTCAAAGTGGAGTTCGTGGAGAATCCCCTATTGAGCCTGATGGTACTAGTAAGACTAGTTAAGCTAGTAAGCTTATGGCTGCTGTTGCTTGCAACAGTAGCCACCGAATGACCCATGATGTTGAGCTTAGCTATACTAATATTAATAATGCTAATAGTCATGGATAAACCTCCATGTTAATAAATGATAAAATAATTAAGCTAAATTTGGTAATGTCAAACATCCTACTATATTTTAAACTAGCTATGCTAGCAAGCTAGCTTGCAATAGCATTTAACGCTAGTTTAAAATACAGGCGTAGTAATGTTTAACTTACTGAATATTAGCTAGTTATTCCATCATCCATCCTCCACGGGGGGTATACCCATGAATTTAGCTATATATTAATTTAGTTATAATTACAGTTATTAACAATTAGAGTTAGTCATACTTATACTACTAGTGATACTAGTAGTATAGGAATTAGTGAGGCTTCAGAACTTGCTTCACAAGTTCTTCGGATTAGCATTACTAATCTAGCTCGTCATGATGATAATCTTAATGATATTCGTCATGACGAAACTAATGGAGATAGAACTAGTGATGACTTATATTGTTAATGATATTGATACTGATATTGGTCATGGAGATTTACTCTCATAACAAAAAGTTATAGAGATGAAATTAGAGGTGACGAGAGGTATTGAATGTGGAGAAAGAGGATATGGAGATGAAAGTGGTGAATGTGGATTTCGTGGAGAATGAAATGGTGGAGATGGATGTGGTTCAAATAGGGTTAAATTGAGGTTGAATGTGGAATTGGATGTGATTATGAGAGTGGTGAATGTGGAGATGAGTGTGGAGATGAGTGTGGAGATGGTCATGTTAA